ACTGTTCGGTGCTCACGTTGCCGATGCGCTCGATCCGCACCCCACCGTCGGCGTGCAGGATCGCGTGCACGTAGCGGTCGCCGGAGTCGGAGAGGGAGGCGTTCTGCTCCCGCTCGTTCACTCGCACAGTGAGGGATGGCATGCGCGCCTTCATCGCCGCGGCGCGCTCGACGATCGAGGCCCGGTTGGCATGCTGCTGGCGAGCGTACTCGCGCTGCAGCCGCAGCGGCTCCTGCGACGGCTCGATCACGCGCCGCTTGATATCGCGCGCGATGGCCTCGATCGACCGGCCGTCGGGATTGACTGCCGCCGATTCGGTGCGGTGCTTGGGATCGTAGGTGTTGCGGTCGCCCCACTTCACGTCGGGCGCGCTGATCGTGGCCCGCACTCGTTTCTTCCAGTCGTTGGCGTACAGCTCGATCACGTCGTCGCCGACCTTGATCTCCTGGCGCTCGCGCGGATAGTCGCCCGCGGGCAACAGCGTGCCGCCGATCAGCGGCGCAAGATCAGCCGCGAAGCGCGGCAGGTTGATGAGTTCTCGGTGATCGTCGTTTCGTTCAATGTAAGGCACGGTAGCAGGACTCCTTTCGTCACTGGTTGGTGGTGGAAACGATTGCGCCGTCGAGCTGCGCCGCGGTGATCCCGCACAGCATGCCGTTGTCGGCGCGGAATACGGTGCTCACGCCCTTGCGCCCCCGCACTCGCGTGCGCTCGACCGTGAAATTCTGGAGGGTGGCGCCAGCCCACTGCCCGGGTTTCGCCAAGGTCACCTTGTCGCCGGGCTTGAGGCCACGCTTGAGCGCCTTGGCCGCGGCGAGCTTGGCGCAACGATCGCGGTACGCGGTCGCCCACGTCAATGAGCCCTCGGGGGTCTCGGCGGTCACCGGCTGCAATGCCGAGCACTGCGCCAGGATCGACATGGGCGCCTCGCAGCCGCATGGGCCGCTCGCCTCGTCCATGTCCTTGTAACCGAAATTGTAATGCTCGCGCGGCCGGATCGAGAGCTTGAGCACGGCCAAGCCGCGCGTCATGCCGTTGGTGTCCGGGACATAGATCGTGCTGGCAGGATCGTGCCGCTCGACCACGAGAAACACCGCCTCGCGCGTCGCCGTCGAGGCGACCACGTGCTTGTCCCACCATTCGGCGCCGATCGACTGCTTGATCGCGTCAACGGCTTTGACGCCCTTCGGTTTATGCCAAGTCAGAGTACCCACTTGTTTCAGACTCCTTTCGTTTGCTTGTGCAGGCTTGCGCACGACACGAGGCCGATGAATTCCCCGTCGAGTGTTTCGACGTGTGCATGGTTCATCGTGTTGGGCGGCGGGCACCCGTGCGGGTGACAGACGCGGACCAGCGTGCCGTTGTTGGGGGTGTTGCTGCGGCGGTCGGCCACGTCGAGCAGACAAGCCTCGAACACGTAGACCGAGCCTTTGCGTACTTTCATTTTCGACTCCTCTCTTAGTCCATCCGCGAGCTGGCATAGGCTTTCACGCCAAGCTCGGCTTTGAGCACTGCCGCCATCGCGTTGGCGCAAGCTTCCTTCCGCTCCAGCGACTGGCCGAACGCCGACACGTTGATCTCGACGCCGCCGTAGTAGCCCTTGCGGGCGAGCTTGTTCTTGACCAGCCACCGCGCGAACGACGAGTTGCCGGGCGAAACGCTGACCCACGCGAAGCCGCAGACGCCGCCATTCACGCGCCACGCCTGAGTGACGGGCGACGAGTCGTCGAGCGGGTTTGCGTGCTGGGCGACGATCATGGGCATGGGCGCGACCTTCCCACCGGCCTCACGGCCCGCAGCCGCGGCCTTGTCGTAGGCCGCCTCAAACGTGGCGTAGCGGGCTTTCCGCTCAACGCCTTCGGCCGCGATTTTCTCTCGCAACGAACCGTACTGCATAAGCACTCCTTTCCTTACAGTCAGAATATAGGGCACTACGCCCTGTAGGGCAAGGCGCCCTATGGAATTATTTCGCCTTGAAACTCGGAACCGGAACCAGGGTTAACGCCCGTTTTCCGGGCACTTCCTGCAATAGGGCGCCATGCCCTGCCTGCAAACGAGGTATGCCATGCCGATCAAACCCGGCAAGGATGAAACGCAATCCGATTGGATGGCGCGATGCGTTCCCGAAATGATGGGCCAGGACGGCGGCACCAAAAGGCCGAACGATCAGGCCGTCGCCGCATGCCTGACGATGTGGAAGGACGCCAAGGATCAGAAAAAGCAATTCGGCGAGATCGACACCGAGGATTGTCCCGAAGTCGAGGATGACGAAAGCGAGGATGACTATATGGATCGCTGCGTCGCCGAGATGAGTGACACCTATCCCGACGCCGAGGATGACGATATCGAAACCGTCTGTGCGCTGGCCTACGAGGAGCGCGCGGCGCCGAAGCTCGTGCACAAGCAGCACGCGATCGCGACCGTCGATGATGGGATGGAATTCATCCTGTCGGATGCAACGCCCGATCGCTTCGACGACGTGGTCGAGCCGACAGGCTGGGTGTTCGACAACTTCAAGAAAAATCCGATCGCGCTGTTTAACCACAACAGCGATTTCCCGATCGGCACGTGGAAGAACATCCGCGTCGAGAACAAGGCGCTGCGCGCCAACCTCGTGCCTGCGCCGAAGGGGACGTCGCCGCGCATTGACGAGATACGCGCGTTGATCGATGCCGGAATTCTCAGGGCGACGTCGGTCGGCTTCCGGCCGATCGAGCAGCGCGCCCGCGAAGGCTCGACCCGCGGCGGGCTCCTCTACACCAAGGCCGAGCTGGTCGAGACATCCCTGGTCTCGATCCCGGCCAACCCGAACGCCTTGGCGGTCGCCAAGTCGCTCAAGATTTCCGAAGCGACGCAATCATTGGTCTTTGGCGAGTCTGCCATCACGGACCAGTCGCGCCGCTCCAACCGCCGCAACCTCTTGGCGAGCCTGCCAGCAGCGAGGACGCGCGCGACCACCGGCGAGCATGCCGAACACAAACCTCGTGTTCGAGGATCATCCATGACCACCACTCTCAGCAAGCGCATCGAAGGTGCGCAGCAACACCTCGTGCAGCTCCAGGACCAGTTCAACGAGCTGCTGGAGAAGCTGGGCGATGCCCAGCCCGACGAAACGCAGATGACTACGCAGGAAGAATTGAACAAGCAGATCGAGCTGGCGCAGCGCAATCTTGGCAATCTGCAAAAGGCCGAGGCGCAGCTTGGTCGGACGTCCGAGCGTACCGATGGTGAGGGCGAGCGCCGTGAGCAGCCGCGCCGTCCGTTCAATCTGCCTGCCAAGAAGGTCAACCCGCTCGAATACCTGATCCGGCAGGGTGCGGTGGCGATGTACGCTCACGTGCATCATCTGCCGGTGATGCAGGTCGCGGAGCGGTTCTACCCCGACGAAGCCACCAAGGCGTTCGTCGATTACGCGGCGAAGGCCGCGACCGCGCCCGCGCTGACCACCGTCCCCGGTTGGGCGCAGGAGCTGGTGCAGACGGTCTTTGCCGCCTTCCAAGAACTTCTGCTCCCGGCCTCGATCTTCCCGCGGCTCTCGGCCTCGGGTCTGTCGCTGTCGTTTGGTCGCGCTGGCAAGATCGTGGTCCCGACCCGCTCGCGCACGCCGACCATCGCGGGCTCGTTCGTCGGTGAAGGCCAGCCGATCCCGGTCCGTCAGGGCGCGTTCACGTCCTCGACGCTGACCCCCAAGAAGATGGCCGTCATCACGAGCTGGTCCCGTGAGATGGATGAATACTCCTTGCCTGCGATCGAGGGTGTGTTGCGGCAAGCGATCCAGGAGGACACCGCGATCTCGCTCGACACGGTGCTGATCGACACCAACCCGGCGACCGCGGTGCGGCCTGCCGGTATCCGCAACGGCGTCACCGGTCTGACGCCGACGGCGGGTGGCGGCTTCAACGCGCTGGTCGCCGACTTGAAGGCGCTGATCGGCGCGCTGTTGACCGCGACCGCGGGCAACATCCGCAACGTGGTCATCTTGATGAACCCGTTGCAGGCGCTGTCGATCTCGCTCACGCAAGCGCCGTCCGTTGTCGGCGTGTTCCCGTTCGCCGCGCAGATCGAGAGCGGCAAGCTCCTGATGGCGACCGTCATCGTGTCGGGCACCGTGCCTCCGGGCATGGTGATCGCGCTCGATGCCGCCGACTTCGTGAGCGTCGGATCGGAGACTCCACGCTTCGAGGTTTCGGACCAAGCCACGTTGCATCTTGAGGACACGACGCCCGCAAACATCACCACGCCCGGCGCGCCGCCGACCGTGGCCGCGCCCGTCGTGTCGATGTTCCAGACCGACAGCCTCGCCCTTCGGTTGATCATGCCGATGAATTGGGTTTTGCGAAGGGCTGGCGTGGTCTCGTGGGTTGATGCCGTGACGTGGTGAGCACGCGCGCTCCGGTTCTCACGTTCAAGGTCCGTCGTCATGACGACACGGACGCGAGAAACGCGAGCGCACGCGCCCCCATTCTCACGTTCAAAGTCCAAAACATGAAGGAGACAGGTATGGACAAGGACGAAGCGAAAAAGAAGATCACAGCGGATGCCGAGGCCCGCACCAAGGCGCGCGAAGGCAAGACGGCGGAAGGCTCGAAGCCGACGCCGACGCAGGAAGAAAACGACTTGGCCGCGATGGGCGTGCCGACGTTCCCGCTCGAAGCCGATGGAAGCCCGGTCGAGGGCGGGGCGAAGGACGAGCCGCACAAAACGCGGAACATGGAGTCGAGCGGTAGCGGTGCCGGATATTCGACCCGGCAGGCGCGCACGTCGCCGCAACACACGCCGCATTCGTCGTCGTGATCGATGGGCGCACTCACGCGCATCTGGTCGAAGCTTGCCGGGAGCGTTACTCGCGCTGGAGAAGGCGAGTATCGCCCCGGCCCTTACTTCCTGCCCGTAACGGGCGGCTGGCTCACGCAGAACGCCGGGCAGAATCTGAATTGGTGGCAGCTCGGCTACAACGTGCTGCCGTCCGGCGCCCGCTCGGCGATTGTCGAGGCGTGCGTGTCGGCCTACTCACAGACCGTTGCGATGTGTCCTGGGGACCATTGGAAGCTCAACGACAAGAAGGGCCGTGATCGAGTCACCACCTCGGCATTGTGTCGCATCCTGCGCCAGCCCAACGACTACCAGTCGATCAGCGATTTTCTGATGAACGCGGTGCGTTCGCTCTATCTCGACGGCAACGCCTATGCGCTGTGTCTGCGCAACGACCGTTTCGAGATCGACGAGCTGCATCTGATGCACCCGCGATATTGCCGGGCGCTGGTCGCCGTGACCGGCGAGATTTTTTATGAGCTGGGCGGCAACATAATCATTGACCGCCGCATGGGACCGCTCGGTTATGTGCCCGCGCGCGATGTGCTTCACATCAAGCTGCACACGCCGCGCGACCCGCTGCTCGGGGAATCGCCGCTGTGGTCGGCAATGCTCGATCTCGCGGCCAACGATGCCATGGCAGCGCAAACCGTTTCGTTCTTCAACAATCAGGCGCGGCCGTCGTTCGTGCTCTCGACCGATCTCCTGCTCGACAAGGAACAGGTGCAATCGCTGCGCGACCGCTGGAACGAGCAGACCCGCGGTGACGGTGTCGGCGGCACGCCGATCCTGACCGGTGGCCTCAAGCCGCAGCCGATCGGCATCTCGGGGCGCGACTCGCAAATCGCGGAATTGATCAAGGCGAGCGAGACCCATATCGCGCTCGCGTTCCGCGTCCCGCTGCAAATTTTGGGACTCGGCGGCACGCCGCTCGGCTCGACCGAAGCGCTGATGCAGATGTGGATCGCCTCGGGCCTCGGCTTCTGTCTCAACCACGTCGAGGAGGCGTTCGGCATCACCTTCGGCCTGAAAGGCCAGCCCGACGAGTACGTGGAATTCAACACCGCCGCGCTTCTGCGGTCGGCATTCAAGGACCGGATCGAGGGACTCGTGCGTGCGGTGCAGGGCGGTGTGCTCGCGCCAAACGAAGCGCGCGAGACCGAAGGCTATTCCGAAGTTCCATACGGAGACGAACCGCGCGTGCAACAACAAGTGGTCCCGCTCAGCGCAGCGGGCAAAATCCCAGCGTCGCCGTCCGCTCCCCCGTCGCCCGCGCCACCATCAGCCGATGAAGGGCCGTCGCCGAGGAGCCCACCCGATGCAACAAAACAACTCAGCGCTCGAAAATTCTTCGAACGGTCAGCCGCAATCGGCCGACGTCGAAGCGCAGTTCGTTGAGGGACTGCTAGAGGCTGGCGGCCAAGTCATCTTGGAGCTGCGCCGCGATTGGGAGCGCACTCTTGAGGTGATCCAAGCGCAGGCCCGCGAGACGATCGCAACGCTTCGCGCCGAGAACCTTGAGCTGCGGGCGGTGATCGCACGCGATGTCGAGACGCGCCTGGATGCGCTCCAGGATGGCGCGCCAGGGCCGCGCGGCATCAAAGGCGATCGTGGCGAGCAAGGGCCGCAAGGCGAGCGCGGCGATGCCGTGGTCGGCCCGCAGGGTGAACGTGGCGCCCAAGGCGAGAGAGGCGAGCGCGGCTTGCGCGGCATTCCCGGCCCGCAGGGTGAGCAGGGTGAGACAGGGCGGCAAGGTGGCCCCGGTCCGCAAGGCGAGCGCGGCTTGGTTGGCGCGCAAGGCGAGCAAGGTCCGCAGGGCATCAAAGGTGACTCGGTGGTCGGGCCGCCCGGCGAGAAGGGCGAGGTAGGCCCGCACGGCGAGCGCGGAGAACCAGGCCCCGCGGGTCCAGCCGGTGCGCAAGGTGAGCGCGGTGAGCAAGGCGGACGTGGCTTGCAAGGTGAGCCAGGACCACAGGGCGAGCGCGGGCTGCAAGGTGGCCTCGGCGGCGCCGGTCCGATCGGCCCGCGCGGCGAGAAGGGCGAGCCGGGTGAAAGCGTCGTCGGCCCGCGTGGTCGGCCGGGTGACCGTGGCTTGAAGGGCGAGCCGGGTGCGCAAGGTGAGCGCGGCCAGCCGGGAGCTGCCGGGCCACAAGGCGACCGCGGCCTGCCGGGTGATGAGGGTCAGCAGGGTGAGCGCGGTGAGCAAGGCCAGCAGGGCGAGCGTGGCGAGCCGGGACCGGAGGGCGCCAAGGGCCTGCTCGATTCCGTCGTGCCCTGGTCCGAAGAAGTGCATTACCGCGGGATGCTTGTCGCGCACATGGGCGCGACGTGGCAGGCCAAGCGCGACACCGCGCGCGAGCCGGGCAAGAGCGAAGCCGACTGGCAACTGATCAGCGCCGCCGGTGCGCCGGGTGCAACGTTCACGATGCGCGGCACTCACCAGGACGGTGTCGAGTATCGCGCGCTCGACGTGGTCACCAAGGATTACGGCTGGTTCGCAGCCCGCAAGCACAATCCTGGCCCGTGCCCTGGTCCCGATTGGCAATCCGGGCCGGTCGGCAAGAAGGGCGAGAAGGGTGTGCGCGGCGACCGCGGCGAGAAGGGTGGGCCGGGCCGTGATGCACTCGAATGGGTCGGCGTCAAGGTCGATGCCCCGAACTACGCGCTGATCGCGGTCATGAGTGACGGGTCGGAAGGTCCAGCGATCCCGCTGCGCGCGCTGTTCGAACAATTCCAGCTTGAGGCGCGGTGATGGCCGACATCACGATCAAGATCATCCAGGCTGCCGACAGCTTCGCGCTGCTGACGCTCGCTGAGCTGAAAACGTCGCTCAACATCCCGCCGACCGACACGTCACAGGACGCGGCGCTGCAAGAGCTGATCGACCGCTACTCGGATGTGGTCTCGACGCTATGCAATCGCGTGTTCGCGCAGGAGACGGTGCGCGAGACGTGGCGCGAGCTGCAAGGAAGCCGGGTGTTCCTCTCGCACTGGCCAGCGAAGGAGGAAGATATCGCGCTGGTCGAGGCGCCGAGCGGCACCGTGCTCGATCCCTCGACCTACGAGTTTGAGGAGCGCTCCGGCAAGCTCTCGATCTTCACCGAACATCCCGAGCCGATCGTCGTCAGCTATATCGGCGGCTACATCCTGCCCGACGAAGCGCCGCCAGCGTTGAAGCAGGCGTGCGAGCTGCTGATCCGACAGGATCGTGCGCTCAAGCAGCAACAGGCGGTCGCGGGCGTTCGCTCGATTTCGCATCGCGAGGCGCGAGTCATGTACTTCGACCCAGCGGCATCGGCGGCGAAGTCTTTCGCCACACTCTCAAGCGGCGGCGTAGGCCAAGCGCTGCAATCGCTGCTGTACCACTACGTGCGGTTCTACGTCTGATGTTCACGATCACAGCCGATACCGCTGCGGTCGAGAAAAGGATCGACGCGATAACCGCGAGCGTCGAGGCGCTACACGAGGAAGTGCCGAAGCAATTTCTCGACTGGCAAGCCGAGGATATGCACCGCAAGCGCCCCTATGCACAGGTGCAGCAAGCGGACAGCAAGGACACCACAGTCATCGTCGCCACGACGCGCATTTGGCCGCGCGGTCGCTCGGTCCACAAGGGCAAGGGCGGCCAGCAGCTCGACCGCAGGCGGGGACGGCGCCACCGCATCCACCACCGCCACCGGGCACACACCAGCACGCGGCCGATCCTGCGGGGCGAACTGTACGACAAGCTCGTCGAGCGCATCCGCGCGCTCATCCAGACCGTCATGGCAAGATCATGAGCATCCCGTTCTCGACCCAACTCTACAAACCGGACTTCGATGTGTTCGCGGTGCCGATCACGGTCGCCCCGATCGCGAGCCAGCCAAACGCGCCCGCGTATCAGGCGCGCGGAATTTTCAGCACCTACGACATCGACGTGTCCGCGCTCGATGGCTCGCTGATCTCGGAACAGCGAACCATCCTCGACATCCGCGAAGCCGAATTCATCGGCCTTGGCATTCCGCTGCCGGTCCAGCTCGACCACGTCACCATCCCGGCCGACTGCAACGGCGTGAACCTTGGTGAGTTCGAGATTCTGAGCACGTCCACCAACGGCGGCGGCATGAGCACGCTGCAATTGCGCAAGTGGGTGCCGAGCCTGCCGTGATCACGGACACGCAGAGCTATTCGATCGTCATCCGCGATGTGTTCTTCGCCAAGCTTCTGACGCTGCCGTTCTTCCAGGGCTTCAAGGCGCGACGCTCGAAGATGCTGCAAGTCACGCCCGAGGGCCTGCCCTACCTCGGCCTCTATATCATCGACGAGCTGATGCAGCCGGATGGCGACTGGAACGCCGGGCATATCCGCTTCACGCATACGCTCAAGCTCGGCTTCTCGGTCATCATCGTGAACAACGATCCGGTCGCATCCGAAGCGAAGCTCGATGCCGCGTTTTGGTCAATCATGAATGGGCTGTGGCGTGATCCCTACGTCACCAACTTCTTGAACACCTACAATCCGGCGACCGGCCAGGAGACGCCCGACAACACGCGCTTCGAAGGCGTGATGCGCGGCATGCGCAAGCACGTGTGGGGCATCGCTGGTCTCAACAACGACTTGCCGACTGCCGAGATGCAATACGAGGCGTCGGTCATTTATCGCGCCGAATTCGGTCCGGTCATCACCGATGACTTGACGCGAATCCACGTCGAGACCGTTCCGCTCGCCAGCGACGGCACCGTCCCGGACATGGATGAAGTGCAGCGCATCATCAGCGAATACGAGTTCACGCCCGACAAGAAGGAGGCGAAGCCATGAATGACACCACCACCGCACCCGCGCCGTCGGTGCGGAAGCAACAGCTCGACGCGCGCAAAGAGCGTCTGCGTGCTGCCATCCCAAAGATCGAGCGCGTTCGCGTCACGCCCGCGAACGATGACATCCGTAAGTACATCCGGCACCCGTCGGGGATCGCATTTCCTGCGGAGGGCTCGGTCGAGTGGCCGCTTGACGGCTTCACCAAGCGGCGGCTGCGCGAGGGCTCGGTCACTCGCGAGGAAAAGCGCGAGGAATCGCACGAGCGTGGGCACCGGCAGCGACCGCGCACGCCGGACCCGGCCTGAGACTCTGACTCGGCCCGAGTCAAAATCACCAACGGAGGCACGTCATGCCAATCTCGTTCTCGCAAATTCCCGCCAACATCAAGGTCCCGCTTTATTGGGTCGAAGTTGACCCGTCGAAAGCGGGCCTTCCCCAGCTCACCATGCGAGCGCTGATCGTCGGCACCATGATCGATGCCGGTGAGGCGACGCCGGAAGTGCCGCTTGCGATCGGCAGTCAGGCCCAGGCCGATGCCGCGTTCGGGCAAGGGTCTGAGCTGTCGCGCATGTTCAAGGCGTACTTCAACAACAATGTCGCCAACGAGGTGTGGGGCCTGGGTGTGGCCGAGACGCCCGCCGCGGTGGCGGCGAGCGGCGATATCGTCATCACGGCGGCGCCGACGCAGGCTGGCACGCTCCATCTCTACATCGGCGGCGAGCACATCCCGGTGAATGTCGGCACTACCGACACCGTCGATCAGATCGCGACTGCGATTGCGACGGCGATCAACGACGATATGTCGCTGCCGGTCACGGCAGCCGCTGCCACCGGCACGGTGACGCTGACCGCGGTCTGGAAGGGCGTTGGCGGCAATGAAGTCCAGGTGAGCCAGAACTATTACGGCACGATCGGCGGCGAGATCACGCCGATTGGGATGGGCATCACGTTGCCTGCGACCGGCTTCCTGGCGGGTGGCGTCGGCACGCCCGACTTCGACACTGCCATCATCAACCTGGGTGAGCAGGAGTTCGAGTACGTCGCCATGCCGTACACGGATTCCAACTCGCTGTTCGCCTGGAATGAGGAATACGGCTTCACTGACAGCGGCCGTTGGGGTTGGCAACGCCAGCACTTCGGGCACGTGTTCTCGGCCAAGCGCGACACCTACCCGAACCTCATCGCCTTCGGCGCCACGCAGAACTCAGGCGTCATGTCGATCCTCAGCGTCGAGGTGGCGAGCCCGTCGCCTACCTTCGAATGGGTTGCGGCCTATGCGGCGAAGGCGCAGCGCGCACTGATCAACGACCCGGCACGGCCGTTGCAGACGCTCTCGCTCAACAAGATCAAACTCGCGCCCTTACATCAGAGATTCAACTTCACCGAGCTGAATTCGCTCGCGCTCACTGGCCTCGCGATCCAAAAGGCCGGGAGTGACAACCAGCCGATGCTCGCCCGCGAGCAGACCACCTACCAGACCAACCTCTATGGCCAGTCCGATGACGCCTACGAGCTGGTCACCACGCTGGCGACGCTGGCGAAGCTCCTGCGCAATCAGCGCCAAGCCATCACCTCGAAATTCCCGCGCCACAAGCTCGCCAACGACGGCACTCGCTTCGGCCCGGGACAGGCGATCGTCACGCCCGGCATCATCAAGGGCGAGCTGATCGCGCAGTATCGGCAGGACGAGTTCAACGGTCTGGTCGAGGACACGGCTGACTTCAAAAACAACCTCTTAGTCGAGAGGGACCCCAATGACCCGAACCGCGTGAACGTGCTCTACCCGCCGGACCTGATCAATCAGCTCCGCATCTTCGCGGTGCTCGCGCAATTCCGCCTGCAATACGACCGCGGCGTGGACACCACGATCGCGAACGTGGGTGCCAACATCGGCGTCACCGGCACGTTGCCGCCGACTCTGTAATCGCCTTCCCAACTTCCCCCAAATCTCTGACAGACCAAACGAGGAGGATGCGCCATGGCGCAACGCTTCGCAGGCATCGCTTTTGTGACGGTCGATGGCAATCAATTGCCGCTGCGCGGCAATTTCACGGTGTCACCAAGCGCGGTCGAGCGCACGATGATCGCCGGACAAGACGGTGTGCACGGCTATCAGGAGCTGCCGCGCGTGCCCTACATCGAGGGTGATATTTCGGCGCTGCCGGAAGTCAGCCTCGAAACTTTGGAAGCCGAGACCGACGTCACGGTCATCGCGCAACTCGCGAACGGCAAGCAGTACCAGCTCATCGGTGCGACGTGCAAAGCGGGCTACGAACTCAACACCCGCGACGGTCAGTTCCGCGTGCGCTGGGAAGGGCTGTTCTGCGAGGAAATCAACCTCTAACGGGTGATCGATGAACAAGCCAACCAAACGCGAGGGCTTCGTCGTTGACGAGCCGGTCAAGTCTGCCCCTGCCGAGATCGGGATGCCCGAGCCCGAGCGGCGCGAGCCTGATGAGCCGATCGAGGCGTGGCCGATCAAGGTCCGGCTCCTGCATCATCCGATCCGCGACAACAAGGGCGAGGACGTGCGCGAGCTGAGCTTCCGCGAGCCGACCGCGGGGGACATCAACCGCTATGGCAACCCGTGTCGGGTCAATCAGGAGGGCGACGTAGTGATCGACGAGCGCAAGATGACGTTCGTCATGGCCGCGCTCTCTGGCATCCTGCCGCCGTTGATCGAGCGCATGGACCCGCGCGACTGGAATTCGTGCGCGTACAGGCTGCGCAGTTTTTTTCTTCCCGATCCAGCGGCTTGGTAGGCGACGACAACAACCTGATCCTCGACTGCTATCGGCTCGCCCGCTGGTATCACCAATCACCCGACGTGTTTCTCGCCATGCCGCTGTCTGACGTGCGGCTGCATTTGATTCGCACCATCGAGCTTTCGAACATCATGCGCCGTGAGGCCGCAGACGACGATGGCTGAATATGAAGAACTACGGCTGACGGTCTCGCTGGTCGATAATGCATCGGCTGGCCTTGCGAAGCTTAACGAGCAGATCAGGCAACTCGGCTCGGGCGCCAACGCGACGCACCTCGAAAAATTCAAACGTCAGCAGGAGGACATCACCGGTAAGTCGAAGGAGATGGGTGCTGTCGTCGAAGCGCTGTCCGGGAAAATCGGCGCGACCATTCTCAGATTTACCAGTTGGGCCGGTGCGATCGAGGGCATCAGGTTCGGCATTGACGCGGCAACAGAGAAGCTGCGCGAGTTCACGAACGCGCAGATCGCGCTCGCGCAAGTTTCGGCGCAGACCGGCATCGTTCCTGCGCAATTCAAGGATATGTCAGAGCAGATGCAGCGCGCGGGGCTCAGTGCCGCACAGGCCGAGCGCAACATCCGCGGCATCATGGGGGCGATGGCAGACGTCCAGCGCGTCCAAAGCGAGATCAGGAATCGAATGCTCGGTCGGCCGCAGACGCCCGAGGATCGGCAGGCCATGGAGGGACTGTTCGGTGATCTCGCCCGGTTGGCGAACGATCCGGCCGCCTTCACCAACCGTGTCAAGCAAGCGGCCGATAGCGTCTACAACGAGCTAATCAAACGCGGTTACAGCCGAGAGTACGCGGCAGCGCGACGGCGCGAGTTCGAGGCTGAATTCGGTGCGGCGAACCTCGAACAGATGGCCGAGCAATTTGGGCGGGTCACCGCGGCGCAAAAGCGGATGATCGACGAATCGATCAAGGCTGGCAAAGACTATCAGGAGGTTACGACCCATATTCGGCAAAATTGGGAGCGTATCACTGACCTTTGGGCAACGGATTTTATTACCAATAGTCCGTGGATGAGTGCGCTTCGCAACGCGGCCTCACTCGTCGATCACATCGGCGATGCGCTTGAGAGATACTGGCAGAAGTTTCACGAGCTGCCGAATATCTTTTACCCGGGCGGCCCCATGGGTATGCCGAAAGGCGGGAGCCCGACGACGTCGCATGCGCCTTGGGCCTCGGGGTTGGGCGGCGGTGCTCGTGCTCCCGGCAAGAATATCAACGCCGTGCCGGACCCGATACCGGGCGCTCAAGGTGCTTTCGATTGGAGCGCGCTGCCGGAATCGACCAATCTCGAAGATCGCCGTGGTGCGGCCGACGATCGGCGCAGAGCGCTCGCAGAGAACACCGCCGAGCTGAAACGGCTCAATGACTGGCTGCAAGGCGGTGGCGGCGGTGGTGGTGGCTTGGGCTTGATCAGCGGCGGCACCGGTGGTGGTGGTGGCCTTCCGCTTGGCACCGGTGTCGGCGGTGCGGTTGGTGGTGGTCTGCCGGGCTTCCCAGGGGGCGCCGCGTTGCGCATGCCGAACTTGGGCGGCGGTGCCGGTGGTGGTGGTGGTCGGGCGCCTTATGGCAGCCATGTCGGCCCTGGCACCGGCTCGGGCGCGGGCGATACCCCAGCGACCGGCGGCACGCAACAGCAGGGCGGCGGTGGCATGTTTGGCCCCGGTGGGTTCGCTGGCGGCGCTGCCGCGGGCGGCGGTGCCGGTGGTGGTGGCGATGGCGGCGGTGGTGCGCGGCAAGAATTGATGGACGAGGTCAATCGCGACCCTGCCACCAAGCAATTGATGATGCAGATGATGGCGACCGAAGGTGGCGGTGCGGCGACCGTGGAGTCGCTGATGAACCGCACCGCGATGATCCGTCAGAAAATCCCCGGCTACGGGATCAAGGACGAACTCAAGAGCGGCTTCTATGGCCCGATTAATAGTGGCAAGGCGCAGCGCCGGAACATCAGCCCGGCAGAAGCCGGGAAATTCCAGCAGGACATCGACAAGGTTGTCGGCGGCAGCAACATCATTCAAGGCCGCACCAATCAGGGGATGATCACCGACCCGGGCGCCAATGCTCCCGGCCGCGTCAAGGTGCCGGGCTCAAGCGAGGTTTACAATTACTGGTCGGGACGCCGTCGCGGTGTGGACTTTTCGACCGACGATTCGCGGCGCTTCGCCGAACAGCAGTCGCGCACGATTCCAGGCGGACAGCAGACAGCACCGCAGACACCGGCAGCGGCAGTACATGAGCCGGGCCTCGATACCAGCGGCATCCGCGATATCTCTCGCGAGGAGCACCTACGCACTGGCGGTGCGATGCGCGGCGATCCGCAAGGATTGCTGGTGCATCACACCGGAGGACGCGAAAAAGGTGCCGAAGGAGTTGGAGACGTGCTGCGACAGCGGGGCCTGTCGGTGCAGTACGTCATCGACCGTGACGGCAACATCACCCGCATCGCGCCCGAGGGACAAGTCTCCTACCACGCCGGGAAGCTCGAAAAGAGCGGTGGCCGATTCGGCAACTTCAATATGGAGGGCGTCGAAGTCATCGCCCGAGGTGAGCGGGATGTCAGCGAAACCCAGCGCGCGGCAGTTGCAAGGCTGACCGCGGAGCGCTCCGCACGGTTCGGTTGGGACCCGCGAACCAGTGTTTGGGGTCACGGCGAGCTGACGGGGCACAAGGAAGCTGACGAGGGTTTAACGGCAAGAATGATCCGCGAGGGCCGTCTGCCTTTGCCGGATCGTGCTGCGCTCGACCGCGACATGGGCAACGAGGTTCGCCACACAGTTCACGGCACCGGCAAGATCACCGTCGATGTCAATGCGCCCAAGGGCACGGCCGTCGGCGCTGCCGGAGGTGGGCTGTTCAAGGCCACCGAGATCAATCGCAACGTCCAGATGGAGCCCGCGAAAGCCGGACCTGCGGCGGACCTTGGAGGCGGTGCGGCCGGGCAAGCATGAGCACGATCCTTGAGCTACCGTCGGCATGGCGTCAGGACTGGCTGCCTGCAACGTTTCGCGGTGCGTCCTTCCATGTCGATGCCAGGAGCCGCGACAACGGCCGCCGCATCGTCACCCACGAATTCCCCAAAAAAGAAACGCCCTACAGCGAGGACATGGGGCGCCGGGCGATCGAATTCACGGTGCGCGGCTATTGCATCCAATACC